AAGGGCAGCAAACAATTTATCTCTTAGGTATTTGACATCATCAATCCCTCCATTATATGAAGCTCCAGGTAAAGAAGTAATATCCGTTGCTGATTGTCCTCCCCGGATTGGAATGTAATAGTCCTCTTCAATTGACAAAGGGTTATATCGTAAATCGACCCGTCCAGTCTTTGGATCCACCACTGAATGTCTTTTCAATTGAGTCATAACTTTTTGCATATATTGCTCAACGTCTTGAGGAGGAATGCCTCCAACATCAATCTTAAACAATCTTCTTTCTGGGGCTCTGACTATACGATAAGCCATCATAGCGTCTTCCAAAAGTATAAGTTGACGGTGAATGCGCCTACAAGCTTCGAGGACTGATGTTCCATAAGGAGCATGCTTATCATTACCAAGGACTCTAAAATGGGCAACTTGCCAATTTTCTAGCGTTAGTCCTGCTGTGTTCCATTGGTACTGAACGTAATTAGGATTACTTTGGTCCTCTCCCTCGAGGCGCTCGATCTCTCTAGTAGGTAAACCAATTGCAGATCGAATTCCCATATCTTCATCAATGTCAAGATATAAGAAAAAATCACCGTACTTACACATTGTTCGTGCCCAACCAAATAGATTGTGCTCAATGTTTAATACATTATGATATAAATTATGGAGGATGTGTTTGATTTCTTCGTTCGCACACTTAATATTAAGCATTGGGCGAAGCGCAGTATGAGTTGTCATCTCATCGGCATAAATATCTAAGGAAGAGGCTATCTCTGGCATGTATTCCATTTCGTCAAAATCAACATAACGTTCAGCACGATTTCTATTGGAAATCATATTTAAGGTTACAGTGTTTATTGGGTTATATTCCCACTTTTTAAACTGAGCTCCCGATGCAGATTTAAACTTTGTTGCGTAGTTGTCTAGCTGTCTTCTTCGCAACATTCGACCAGTCTGTGTCCTTCGTTGTGTTATTGGACCGGAGAACAACTTAGTTAGAGCCTTAAACAGATCCGATTGGGGATTGTAAGGCGACTTTTTATATTTTGACATAACTATTCCTTTTCGTAATAAATAGTTCTATTATATCATAAAGTAGATAGTTTGTCAAGCTAGCCTCTAAATATCCAAGCAAAATCTTTATAGGTTTTTTCAAACTCCTCTAATGACTCTTGCTTTTTTGTGTGACCGTACCCTCTCATCCCCTTTATTGAAGTATTCATTGTCGTTGTTGAAGACTTGATTGAGGTTATCATAGCTTCTTGATACATTCGATCTTTCTCTGTGACTTCAAGGGCTGTATCTCGTACCCAACAAGCAATTGCGAGAGACATTATCAAATCATCATGATAGGACCTCATAGCTTGAGGCTTACCACTATTCCAAATAAAGGTCTTTACTTCATGAAACAAACGTGATGATCTAGGTTTCACTAATTTGTTCCTTATATATTCTTCAAGCTTGGCAACTATAAGAGGACGGGTCTTTGTTGATGTTGTAAAACCAATAACAGCTCTATCATTGTATTCTCCTTCGAGGGAGTCAACATATTCATGTGTTGATTTGATGGAATAATAGAGATTTGGATATCCAAGATCCCTAACTTTTTCACAAGCGGCAATTCCAATACCAACATTCTCAATTACCATAAGACAATTTCCATACTCTTTCCCTGCGTCGTTAAGTATTGTGGCAAAGTGGTCCATTGTTGGTTTGCCTTGGTATTCAGCAACAACTTCCATCCTGTCTGTCCTTAAGACATGAAAAACAGAGTTATCTGCTCCGTCTCCTCGGGCCACATCAGCAACAATAAGATAAGGAGTTCCTTCTTGATGCTTTTCCCAAATCCACAAATTACGGTCCCAACCTGTTTTATATTCTGGTTCTTGTTGGTTTTCATACATCCAATGAATATCATCCGGATGTATAACTGTTTCTCCAGAAGTGTTAAAATTACATTCAAGTTCTTGTGCTATTTGTCTTCGAGACATATTTTTTGTTTCTTTGTCGAACCAAGCTTGGTCCCTTTCAGGATGTACGTCCCAAGGCAACGAAACATGGTGGAACTCATTGTCTCCATTCTCAGCATCAACATAAGCCCTATGGAACCAGTTTCCAACACCCATAGGGGTCGACAATGCAATACAACGCCCCCCAGTTGATAGAGTAGGATAAAGACCAGCCCAAAGGTCATCGAGACCCTCAACGTGTGCTGCCTCGTCAATGATCAACAAAGACAATGCTTCAGAACGTCCAGCATCTGCTGATGTTCCTACTGCTTTAATAGTTGAACCGTTTGATAATTCAAACGAGGTTCTGTTATCTACTATTATATCTGAAACCTGCATCCACTGAGGTAGATTTCTCATCACCATTTTTACTTTCTTTACTAAGTTTGCAGCTGTTCCAAACTTGGTTGCCATTACAAGAATATTCTTTTCTTTGTGAAATAACATAAACCAAACAGCATAAGCAGCAGAGATCGTCGAGATACCCAGCTGTCTTGCTTTTAATATAACTGTAAAGCGATAATCATTAAAATCCCTTACAAGATCATCTTGATAGGGATATGTGTTAAAAGGAATTAAACCCTTAAGAGGGTGAGAGATCCGACAATAATTATTAATAAAATATATTGGATCTTTTCCGCTCTTAAGGATTTCTTTTATTATATCTTGCTTTGAAAGCTTTAGGGTCATTATGCCTTCTTTTGATTGTCACTCTTTTTTCGTGTGTCGTTTTGAGGACGCTTGTCTGTAAATTGTTCTAAAAACTTTCTTGTGACATCTCTTGTCGCATCTACTGAAGGGTCAAGAAGAGGCATGGCTTCAATTCCACCAATCTTAAAGTGCTGTTGGGCTTCGACCCAACTTCGAACTCTTGATACGGATTGTACAAGTATGTTTGGATCACCTTTTGAGGTTAGCTTAACTGACTTTCCTGTTACTTTTCTGTATTCTTTTTGTAAGAAGCCTTTAATTTGATTTAACATAGATTCTATATCTTGTTCAAATTTACCAGTATAAACTTCTTTAAGAAGAATGTCTGATTGGTAAGAAAGAATCATTGAATCTCCATAAAAACGAACATTAAATCCGTCCATGACTCTAGAATCATTTATGGGGCATCCCACCTCTCTTTTTAATCCCATTGAAAGTTCTTCTCCATCATAGGAAAATCTTTTGTCGTGAGCTCCATCATAAGCATTTGCTGCTGCTTGTGAAAGTCCTTGAATTATTTCTAGTGTTGTATTACTCATTTGGTCTCCATCCTTTAAGCCATCGTTCTTCACGACCCTCAATCCATTGGATATAACATTTTTCACAACAATCAAATTTTGCCATATAGACATCATCGTTTGACTTAAATGAATAAGTGTTACAAACAGGACAAGAACGTTTAGATTCTTTCGTAATTAGTTTCTCTGATATAAAAACGCCACCAACATCTACTTGATGATCATCTTTTTCGTTTGATTTCTTATAAAGATCTTTGAGTTGATCGACATATTCTTTTTCTTTTTCATCTGTCCAAAAAGATTTTGGATTTTGGACTGCTTCATCGCCGTATTTTTCGGCAATGGCTTTTTCTATCTTGACCACATAGTTAGGATCTTTTTTACTCATTCTACCGCCTTCGCTATTGAAATTGTAAGAGTTACACCACTAACTAGTCCTGTAATGAACCAAAGTTGCCTTTTTGGTGGAGTTTTTAATTCTTCTAAGGACTTTATTCTAGTTTCTTGAAATTTAATCTTTGCCTCGAGAAGTTGTTTGTCGTATTTATACTTGGATTTTAATATGTCTAACTCTTCTTGTTTGTCGGCTAAAGCAAGATCTATCTCATAATCTATTTGAATTTGACAATAATCTGTTGCGTCTGCTATTTGATCTGCTATCAATTGAGAAGCTTCATCGTTAAATAGGCGACCAGAAAAAGGAGCTTCCATTCCTGCTTCGAGATAAGTATATTCGGGAACATCTGCAAATGCTAAAGATAATAGAAAAATCATTTTGTTGTCCTCAAATTTGGTGCTTTAGTGTTTTCACGACTGCTACTGCAAAATCATATTGATCATCTGTTTTTATGCCGTATTCTATAAGGTTGTCATGATACTCGCCATAAGGATCAAACAGGATCTCTTCCGCCGCAGCAAATGCTGCTTGATCTTCATCTTCAACCAACTGAACAGGTAGGTCCCAGTTATCAGCAAAATCCAAAGCACTTCTGAACAGATCTTCGTATTCTTCTGGGTGTGCACTGTATGGTTCATTATAGAAAGAAACCATTCCTTCTAGTGAAGCAAAAAGTTTTGCCATTCTATCGGAGTTTTCATGTAAAACTCTTCCGAGTTCCTCTTTTATTAATTGTTTTAATTGTTTGTTAGTTATTTTCATTTCTTTTTAATCCCTATGTTTGCGAACACCTCATCGGGGG